AGGAGATTTAATGCCAGCTTCATACCCAACTACTAAGGTCAGTTTTACCCGCAAAGTTGACCTGCAGGACCTCGTTGTCGCTGCTGACGTAAACAACGCTTACGATGAAATTGAGGCTATACAAGCTACTTTGGGAGTGCTTCCGTCGCTACAAGGAACTACCGAGTGGGGAACTGTAAAAGCTCGAATTGAAAACATCGAGTCTATCCTTACCACGACTGTAAAAAGCAACTCGTCTTCGGTAACCACTGGGTTTGGATACAGACGAATTAATGCATCTACCTCTGCGCCCTCATCTGGAGACGGTGCTAATGGCGATGTGTGGCTCCAATACGTCTAAGGAGCGTCTAGATGCCTAAGTATAATAACGTACTCTATGCTGGCGGGTATTACGGCCAACAGTCACGTTTGTCATTTTCAGTGCAGCCGTTTACCGCTACCACTATTGATTATGATAAGGTGTTTTTAACTTGGGCCTCTCTAAACAGCACATTTAACGCTGTGCGTATGGTTCGTAACCAAGTTGCCTTTCCTGAAACTGAAGAAGATGGGGTAATCCTTTGGGAAGAAAACGGATTAGAGGGAGTCTTTTCTAGGGCAGAGTTTGTGGATGGTTACGACAACACGCTAGATGATAACCCTAACAACGATTATCCGTTGATTGGTGGTAGGTTTGCTTACTATCGTATGTGGTTAAGAAAAGATGACGGTGTTTGGTACCCGGCGGGCGATGCCGAAACCATCATCCCTAGCGACCATGGGTCTGTAGCGTTTGCGGGAAGTGCTACTCAAACTACGCACGATAAGTTTATGGATTTACTTCCAAAGGTCTACACTAGCGCAACACAGTCTCCTCTAGACAACGTTGACCCAGAATCTACCCTCTACACTTTCCTCGAAGGGTTTTCATTAACTCTCGACGAGCTTCTAACTTACGCAGATGTTTTAAAGCCAAATTATTCTGGGCTTTCTACTCCTCCAGACCTAGTTCCTCTACAAGCATTTCAACTTGGGCTTCCCTTAGAGTATGGGTTAGGGTTACGAGCAATGAAAAGACTTGTTCGTGAAGGCACCTTTTTACACAATAACAAGGGGACATTGTTAGGGGTGCAGACACTTGCAGAAAGCCTGACAGGGTTTGCGCCCACTGTAACTCAAACCAAAAATTTAATGCTTTCTATGCAAGACAGTACGTTCTACAAAGGTAAGGGCAACTGGCTTACTGGTGGGGCGTGCACTCTTGCGGTAGAGAGTTCGGTGTATCACGACATTTCCGAGCCTTTGGCTGCTGACTTAACTTACACCGCTAAAGTAGTTGCTTCTAGCACTAGCAGCTACATTTCTAACGGGGAGAATCGTCCAAAAACTTTGGGTATCCCAGTGGTTGCTGGAGAAGATTATCAACTTTTGTTTTTTGCACTTACTTCAACTGCCAGCCGTAGCATCACCGCTAAAGTAACCTGGTATGACTATCTTGGTGTAGAACTTGACAATAATTCTCAAACGTTTTCTTTAACGGCAGACACTTGGATGAAAAATGCATCTAGCTCGTTTGTGGCTCCAGAAGATGCTACGTACGCTTCTATTCGACTTTCTTTTAGCGGAGCGGCAACGTTCTACTTAGACATGGTTCAGTTTGCGGTGTACGAAGACTCGACCCCGTCGTATGAAGAGGCTCGAGGAGTAAACGTCTCTTTGGCTCCAAGTAAGACCAACTTGCTAGACAACCCGTCTTTTGAAGCAGACAATGCTTACTGGACTATTGACGATGACGGTTACACTTTAGAAGACAGCACTCACCCATATGCGCTTGTAGACTCACAGATGCTGGAGTCAGTAACTAACGATGGCGCTGAGTCTAGTTATGTTTCGGAAAGTTCCGCAAGCGTTACTGCTGGGCAATTTTATACAGCATCTATTTACGCAAAAACCGCTGCAGGAACTGAGGATGTTGTGTTTACCGTAACTGCAACAGACGGCCTGGATGTGACAGACGCTTCTACAGACACAGTTACTTTGACCACTACTTGGCAACGACTAACAGCAACTATATTTGTCCCTACTACATACAGCACGTCTACTGTTCTTTCGGTGTCTTTAGTGGGTGCCGAAACTACCGGTAACACTATTCAGTTGGATAAAGCTCAGTTAGAAACAAGCTATTTGGCTACCGACTATTTTGATGGCGGCTACCCTGTCGCATATGGTGCTTCTTGGGCTGGCACAGCCAATGAATCGGTGTCGTATTTATACCCAAATAAATTGGTTAAAATTCCTCGTTTAATCGCTAACATTGCAGCTTACATGCCTATTGGCACGCCGTTTTCAGTGTCTACTAATGAAGGGCTTGAGTACGTAGGCATTTCGTAGTACCATGCTTGCATGGAACTATTAATTGGAACTGTTATTGCAGCCCTTGCGACAGCATTCGCTCTTGGCTTAATCGAACTCGTCACGCCCGCAGGTTTTTATCGGTATGTTAAGATTGTGGGCACGTATCCTTTGAACTTGGTGGCTTTTTGGTACCTGGAGTTTGAGGGTTTCCCTGTTTTTGTTGCGTCTGGTGCGGCGAGTCTGCTTGCGTTGGTGGTCATTGGTGTGGTAGACAAGATGTCTCAGCCGCAGCCTACTGTGGTTAACCGACGTAATTTGTAGGGGGCACTATGCATTTACCTGATGAGGTTTTGGACAAAGGTCTGAAGCCTAGCGAGTTTTATTTACTCGCCTTGTTGTTTCGGCACGCTAGCAAGTCTGGTGTTGTCGAGTTGACTATGGAAGACCTGTCTGGTCTTACCGGTTTGTCTCGCACGACTATTTGGCGTGACATGTCTGGTCTTGAGGATAAAGGGTTAGTTGACACCCACCGTACTAAGCGCAACCTGGGTAAGTTCTGGAAGAACAAGTACCAGCTTTTGTCTCCATGTTTCACTTTTGAAACGAAGGGGGTTGACATCGAGACTCAGGGTGTTTTACCATGTCTCACAGATGAAACATCAACAGCTGATATAGATATTACTACTGATACAGCTGATACTACTAAAGTAAAGAATACTACGTATTCTTTAGGGGCTAGGGCCCCGAAAAAGAAGGAGGTTGCTGTGGTTAATCGTTGGAAAGACGATGACGACAACATTGCGGGTTTTGGTTTGTTGGAGGACGAGGTTCAGGCTAAGGCTAAGCCTGTGTCGAAGAGAGACCCGAAGACTCGTCGTCAGCGACCTCAGGAGGAGTGGACTGCTGCGGATGTGGCTTCAGAGTTTTCGGCTAGGGTTTACGACAAGATTCGTGGCATCCCTGGCTTGGTGAACACCAACGCTTTGCGTGGTGCTTTGGCTGCTAACCGTTCACGGTTTGAGATGAACGCCACTTTGGAGATGGAACTGATGGACCGTTTCTTTGGTGACGAGAGAAACCTTGCCTCGATTAAGGGTTCGCCTAAGAAAGCTCACGGCATCTTTTTGAACTTCATCACGATGAACGTTACGAAGGTTGTTGAGGACTTGGAGATGACCTCTGAGGACAAGGACGAGAATTACATTTACGCTTCGGATGGTAAGCGATTTGACAAATCTATGCCTGGTAGGAGAGACTTGGCAGAGTACGAAGAAAAGTTAAGGAGGGCTTAATGAGTTACGACGTTAGTAAGTTGTCCCCGAACAAGAAACACTGGTTGTTGCGTGGCGCTAACATCCCCAGCCGTTTTATCGGTTTGGAGCCGAAGGACATTGCAGAGCGCACTGGTGGGTTCCCTGAGGACATTGATGTTTGGTTGGAGCGTGCCATTGATGGCGAGATTATCAAGCAGGTTGGTGGACTGGGTCGCACCGGTGTTGGCTTGTTGTTTGATGGCGGTCCTGGTTTGGGTAAGACTACCCACGCTGTAACGGCGGCTATGGAGTTTGTCCGCATGCTGCCAGAGGACGACGAGAAGGCCCGTGAGGTTTTGCAGATGAAGCCTGACGACTACGGCATGAAGTGTCGCCCTATCTACTACATGACTTTCCCAGAGTTTCTGAGCCGCAAGAAGATGATGTTTGATGCGGAGCCTGAGACTAAGAAGTTGATGCAGCTGGAGATGGAAGGGTTCCATGGCCGTTGTAAGGAAGACAGTCTGAACGTCCGTGTCTTGGTCTTAGATGACCTTGGCAAGGAGTATGGTTCAGAGTATGACAACACATCATTTGACGAGGTGCTTCGTTCTCGTTATGATAAAGCACTGCCCACAATTATCACCACTAACGTGAATCGTGATAACTGGAAGAAACAGTACGGCGAGGCTATGGGCAGTTTCGCACACGAAGCATTTACTAGAGTACGTATTATAGGAGAGGACCTGAGGAGAGCATGAGGAAAGAAGTAGAGATGGACATTGCCTGGAGAACAGTACAGCTGTTTATTAGTCTGGACGGAGTTGCAGAAGTCGAAGTTGACGCAGAGAACCACGAAAAAATCCGTTGTTCTTGCAAGAACTTCGTTGCAACCGCAAGGTGCCGCCACAGCAAGTACGTTAAGAACCGCATGAACGAGGGCAACGGTCATTACGAAGTCCAGGTCCCTGAAGATGTAGATGACGACGAGGCCATTAATGCAATGGCAGACCCGATTAAGTGGCGTTCGTTTGTAATCAAGCACGGCGAGGTTGAGGTTCTGTAGTGCTCAATGGAGATATTTCTAACGAGACATCTCCACGCATTATTGTGGTGGTGGATGTTGTGGCCGATAGTTATGTTCAGGATAGTCGCAAACTTATGCGCACTACTCAAGAGCGTGTATTTAGCGGCCTCAACAACCCAGCACTATCTTACCTTTGGAACATCTCGTCAAAGTTCGGACTATCAGTCGAGTTGGCTGGTTTTGAGAACGAGCTCTGGACAGAGGAACTTTTGGATAAGATAATGGACAAGTTGGAACGGCGTGGAGGCAACCCCTTCAACTATTCCGAAGTTTACGCTAACATCGATGACTTCATCGGTGAACTGCCTTACAGGAGCAACCTGAGGGGCGTTATAGATTTAAAGGAAAGAGTTGCTAGATACGGGTCTATTGGACTTGAGCTAGAGAACTTGTAAGACAACAGAGGGCAAACATGGCATACGATAACGAATACCGCTTAGTCAGTAAGGTGATTGCTGACCGCAACATCGTTCC